GTTTCCCAGTCACGATCGGAGGTGAGCCGCTGCTGGATGCGAGCGGTCGCATAGACGAGTTGAACCTGGTACTGCCCCTGCCCCAGGTCCTTCAGAATGGTTGCTTTAGACATAGGTGATGATCATGTAACAGGTCGATGGTGCCGCCGCGATGAGCTGCACTGCATCGATCGTGCGACTGTCAACGGTATCAGCGGGATTGATATCAGGTTGAAACCCGATGCGCGTCTGGCTGGTCTGATTCAACTGGATATCCATCAGAACCCTGGCCACCGGTGAGCTGTAGGTCTTTTGTTTGTGCCCGGTCAGCGTGATCGACGACGACATCGGGCCATCGCTGGGGTCAGCCGTCTCCAGATTCGCCCGCGCCACCTCCCGGGAATCGACAACAGCACCCGTCATCGGGTCCACCGCCTCCCAGGTGATAAAGAACTCACCGGCGGCAAGCGGGGTAATCTGGTCGATATGGGCCTGCGCATTCGGCACCACGGCCTGCAGGTATGATGGCCTAGCACTCACTCGCCGCGACGACAGCGATGTCATCGGCAGATCTATCGACGTCGTCCCATCCGTCAGCGTCAGCCGGAACCGGTTAAATGGTATCGCCTGATCATCCGGTGTCGGAAAGACCGGTGCCGCTTTTGAGAAATTGAACGAGCTGAAAACCAGACCGGGCGTCGTCAGCAAATTCTGACTCGGCGCCGTTGTGGGCGCGTCGTACATCCCGAGGATATAGGGTGCAGATACACCCGGAAACGCCAACGGGATCACCAGTGTGTTTTCACCGGCAACCAGCTGGCACTCGTAGTCGCAGGCAGGCCCATCATTGGTCGCGATCACGATGTAGCGTGGCGCTGAATCAGCCGCTGAGGCAGTGACTTTGATGATCAGCTGAGTGGGTGGATCAGACCAATCCGCCCACCAGGTCGTATCATGGAAAAAGGCATACTGCAGATCACCCGATACCCATTCCAGCGTATTCGTGCTGCTGTGCCAAGTCTGGTTATCATGCAGCGTAAACAGCGTGGCGCTGAGAGCCTCCATTACCCGGCCCCCAGCATCGAGATCGTATAGCTCCCGTCAGAATTCACCAGGACCGACTGAAACCGGCACAGAAGGCAGTTACCCCACCAGCCAACGACAAATTGCTGATGATATTTGCCCAACTCCCGGATGGCTTCCGCCGCTTCGGCATCATTGGTCCGGATAGCCAGCGAGCGGTCGCCGTCCGTGAATCCGCCATCAAAGAACGACACCCCGCCATCCAGCGTAGGGTACCGCGTCACCCGCCGGCTAACGCCCTCAATATCCGAGTCGGCTCGGTAGTTGAACTGCACCGGGCTTACTGACGAGAACAGCACTGTACTGATCGAGATATTCATCAGTTACCCGTCCCCAGCAGAAAGTTATCCTGCGCCTCAGTCGCCCATACCTTCGTTTTATCCAGGATCTCGCGGATCACCAGCTCCACTGCCGGACCAACATCCGGGCCAACCTCGATTTTCACCAGGCCGCCGTTACTGGCCAGCGCATCGGTTTTCTTCTTGATCAGGGCGATCTGAGCATCGGTGAGTTTGGTCTGTTCCTCCAATGCTTTCTCACGTCGCTTGTTCTCCTGCTGAATCTGATCAGTGATCATGAACTTGTCAGAACCGTGGGAGTTTGACAGGTCGCCATACAATGCCGTAAGTGATTGGCCCGTTGATGTTATCGTCGAATTCAGGCTGTTTATAATGGCCTTTGCTTCTTCGCTTTGCGCACGTATATCTGCAACTTTGATATCAACCGTCGCTTCGATCTTCTTAATCCGCTCATCAGAAGCCAGCTTCGCCATTTGCTCCTGATACTGTTCCGACTGCTTGATCGCTTTCTTGGTTTTCTCGACCTGGCTATCTAACGATTTTCCGGATTTAACGACTGTTCCAGAGAATCCATTGACCTTGCCAGTCGCCTGATCATACGAAACCTCAAGATCATTATTGTTCTTTACAAGCTGCTGGGTGTAATACCCAACTTTACTAACAGCATCGGCATTTTGATTGATCGATGTTGTTACATTGGAGGCCAGTCCAGCGCTTGCGTTCTGCGAGTCGTTATAATCAGATGCCGCTTTTTGCGTCTTAACATAAGCATCCAACTGTTTTTGCAGCGCCTGAACATCGATATCCTTGGCCTGCCCGGATTTATCGACAGCATCCGCCGTATCATTCATTTGATCGGCATAAGCCTTGGAAGCCTTTGCGGCCGCCTGAATCGCTTTTACTTGCGCATCGATGGCCGCCTGGTGTTTAGCGTCAGCATCGCCATGTATCCAGTTATAAAGGTCTACTCCAAGCGAGTTGCCACTGATCTGCTCATAGAGCTTGTTAAATGCCTCACCAATGCCATACCCGGCAGCGAACGATCCAAATAGTGCCGTACCAATGAGTCCGCCTTTACCAATACCGGATGCAATCGATTTGAGGCTGCTGAACTGGGTCACCAGCGTCTGCAGTCCTTTGGCCCCAGCGATGGCGATTAACCCATTACCTACGGAATTCAATCCGGATGAAAGGCCACCAATCGCTGGAAGAATTTTATCCACTGTTGTCGCCAAACCCAGCAGATGCCCAATACTCTGCTTAGTGGCGCTATCCAGGTTCTGGAAATGCTCAACACCCGTTCCAACCAGGGAAAACAACGGCTGAAGGCCCTCTACGATGCCTGAAGAGACATTTACCAGCGCCGTGAACGCATCAATGATTTTCTGCAGAACTTGCTCAAGCCCCTGAACAGACGATAGGTCTATATCGCCGAAAATTGCGGTGAAAGCACCGCCAACGGCGTTACCGAGATCGCTAAAAGCTTTCACCAGATCAGTGACATCCAGACCCTTTAGGGCTTCCGGAAGATTGACCGCAATCGCCTTAAATTTCTGATCGATCTCATCGAACACGCCGCCCAGCTGCTGGATCAGCGGCGCGAAAACGCCGTCCGGGATCTTGATCTCAGCACCGACAGCCTCAAACGATTTCGCCAGTGATTTAACGATGCTCTGGGTTGCTTTATCGAAATTGTTGCCATAATTGATCAGCGCGCTCTGAACATTGTTCTGCAACGTCTGAACTAATTTGTCGAGATCAGCGGACAATTCGACCGCAGCGGTTGCTGCAGATCCGGATTTCGTTTTCATCGCATCCAGATCGGACGCAAATGTCTTGGCTGCTTTTCCAGTAAGCGGCAGCACGGCACCCAATGCCTCGACGCGCGGGAACAGCAGGGCAATTTCAGAAGTATTACCGCCTGTTGCCTTTGCCACATCATCGAGCACGCCCTTCAGGCCTTTACTCTTTAGAGCCGCAGCATCAAACTCTATTCCCAGCGCTTTCGCTTCCTTCGCCGCTTTAGAGCTCGGCTTTATAATGGCTGCCAGGGCGCCCTGCAGAGAGGTCACGGCCTGAGTCGTAGTCGCACCCGTCGATGCAGTAATGGCAGCGATCGCTGCACCCAGTTCATCGAACGAGATACCGGCAGCGGAGGCCAATGGCAGCACCTGGGCGATGGAGTCCGATAACTCCGGTATTGTCGTCTGCCCTAGCTTGACTGTCGTGAAAAAGGTATCCGCGTAGCTCTCTGCATCTCCCATCGAACCACCGAATGCATTGATAGTCGATACTAATGCCTTGGTGGTGGTATTCAGATCAGCCCGACCGGCAATAGAGAGCTTTTCAGCCGCTGAGATGACGGTTAGGCTTTGGTGATAATCCACACCAGCCGATATCGCGTTATACGTCGCCTCGGTTATCTGCTGAAGACTGGCTGTCGAGCTTTCAGCATAGGTCTGGATCTGATTCTTGAATGCCTGGAGTTCCGATGATGGTTTTCCGATGATCGTGGCGATCTCAGAAAATGACGTACTAAAATCATCACTGAGCTTAACGGCATAGCCCGTCAGACCGATGGCCACCGCACCAAGAGCCGCATCCAACTGAACGATCGAGGCAGTGACATTAGCCAGCGGCTGGGTAACAGATTGCGCCTTGGACTGGAGCGCATCGAGACCGCTGCTGACGGAATTGATCGCCTTTCCGGTTTTATCAACACCCGAAAAGATGATCTCGACGGTTTTGGATTTGTCCGCCATAAAAACTCCAGGCATAAAAAAACCCGCCGGAGCGGGGTTTTAATGAGAGGTCGGTGTCAGTTGCAGTAGATTCGCACCTGGTCATCCCACTGGGATACAAGGTCCTCGGCGCTTTGTCTCTCTGACTGTTTGTAGCCATGCCGCAACAAACGGCTCAAATCGTTCTTATAGCTGCGCCTGACATTTTTCGCGTAGGTACAGGCTTCATCACTATGTATCGATGCTGGAGCTGCCGTTGGCGCGGCATTCAAATCACGCTGAAGCCGTTCTCTCTGGACCTGCAAATTCATTCGGGCCGCATCTTCCTTGGATAAGGACCCCACATGATTATCATGTATTTGTACAGTCTGAGACTGGGACCCATGAGGAACACTGGAGTAATGCACCCCGCCGGAACTATCAATCCATTTGTAAATTTTCGCCTGAGCAACTGCTGGTAACACCAGTGCCAGAATAACAATCCATCGCATCGCTAGCCCTCCGTTTTTTGCTGATAGTAGCATGCTTAGGAATTTTTTTGCCTTATGTGTATCGCCCACAGACTCATCTCGGTATCCGTCAGGTAGCCCTCTGGAAACAGGTCAGGGCGGCTTTCAAACAGATAGCCGCCCTTAGCATCCGCCAGGGCTAGGCTGGCTTGGACGTCTTCCCGCCGCCAGAGGGCGCGGGCTTTACCTCTGCAATGCGCCCCAGCCCGGTCAGCTCCATGACCTTGTTGGCCAGCTGAATGAACTCGACAGGCCAGATCTCCGCGAACTTGATAATGTCCTGGTGCTCAAGCGTCGGCTCGATCAAACCCATGCGAACATGCTCATACTGTTTGACCAGATCAGCGGGAACCCCATTGGAGACACCGACGCCCTCCAGCAGCGCCTGCACGCGCTCCTCACCTCCACTGGCCAGCTTTTCGACCAAATTGGACAGCAACTGACCGCGCTTCTTTGCCTCATCAGCAATGTGAATCTCTTCCGCCGTCAGCCCCCGGACCTTAAACACACCGGTGCCGAATCCAGCAGACGCCACGGCATCCAGGGTGACCTCAGCCTCCCGGGGCGAAAACTTCGCCCGCTGGAAGGCCTTAACGTCAAAACGATCTGACCCAGCCATCAGGTGGTCACATCCTGGCCGACTTCCTCGACCGAGATCGTACAGCTCGCCTGGATGTTATCGGCAGCCGGGAAGGTCCTGGCGATACCCAGCTTTCCGTGCTCGACGATGTAGTTCGTGCGGTTCCGATCCGGGAAGAATTTGAACCACAGGTTTTCGTTTTTCAGCTTCACCAGCGGATCGCTGACGCCGTCATTCAGGTAAGCCGTGAATGACGCCTGGCTGAGAGAGCTGCTCGAGGATGCCAGCGTGGTGCCGTAGATCTGGGTCGAGTTCGAGGAATGGCTGGTCTCGGAAGGCACAAAAGCGCTCACTTTAGACGCATCTGCGAAGATCGCCGTCGCATAGCTGGCGTACACAGCCCGGGCGGTGCCGCCTGTGTGGATCTTCTGCAACGCGGCGTTGAACTTCACCTCGCCATTCCGGTAATCGATCGTGAAGAACGGCGAATCATAGCGCTCCTGGTGCAGCCCGATAACCTGCAGGATCTCGCTGGCTTTGACCACGGCAGAGGTCTGCGAGCTCAATCGCACTTGGCCGACTTCCACCTTGCCAACCGGAATATAGGGAGGACCACCAGCGGCATCACGGGTTTCAACGAATGCGGTGCCTTCAGTTCCGGCCAGGGCTGCGATGGCGCCGGCATTGTCGATGGTGATCGAGTAGATGATGTGGTCTTGGGTACTTGGCCGCGCTACCGCAAGATCCGTGCTCGCACCCGCTGTCACTTTCACACCGCCCACATAGGCGCTGATCGCAGCTACGTCGACAACATCGCTCGATGCAGATGCGGCCGGCGAAATCACACCGCCGGAGATCACGCCATCAGGCCGCACATCCGGCTCAAAACCGGCCCGGGACGACAAAAACTCATCTCCCGTCGTGAATGTGGTGGCATCACCGCTATCCGTCAGCGCAGCCATCGCCACAGCATTCTGACCGCCCTCATATTTCAGCAGCGCATTTTCAGCAGACATGGATTATCCCCTTTCTGATAGTGCCCAGACGGGCGGTTATTGAGTGTCAGGTTTTCCGAGCTGGTATTCGTAGGTTATTTCAAAGGTGACGGTGATCCGGATCTCCTGCTGACCTGCAGCTGGGTAGTCAATTTGAGACTCGCTATAAACAAGACTTTTGCAGAGACCACCTAACGTCCGGTCGCTGTTGGTAGCATCAGAGACCAAATCAGCCAGCAACTGATTAGCTTGCGTAGAGAGATTGATATCGGGATCGACGCGGTCCATTACGCCAACACCAGCCGTCAGAACACACGCCTGCATGCCATAGGTAGTCTTCTCTGCCGTCTCATCGAAGTCCCACAGGCAGCGTGCTGGCAGCTGGTCAATATCATCCAATGTCAGCGCGCGCTCTGCAGCGAGCTTTTTGGAAAAGGCAGTCAGGATTTGCTCTCGAATCGATGCCATCAGTAGCCCCGCAACACGCTGTCGATCTGCTTGTCCATCTGCTCAGCCAGATAGTCATTCAGCGGACCAGAGATCTCACCGATCACATCGCTGTAGACCTGGCTCAGCGATGGGCCGTGAATTTTCAGTTTGCCGTTCTTACGCCGTGCCAGCGCCGGCAGGTTCGAGTTTTTCAGGCGCGGCAGAATGAACCACTTGGTCGGGTCCAACGTCTTCGGCGCCTGGTTTGGGTTGATCTTCACGCGCAGCGGCTGATCGAGGGCGGCAATCGAGAACATGCCTTTTTTGTACTTGAACAGCGCCCCGCTGGTGGCGCGCCCCGTGTCCTGGTTGATACCGGTGACACCGTAGAGGTAGTAACTCAGCAGCAGGCCACGGCTCGGCGTGGAAATGCTGGCAACCAGCTTTCGGTAGCTGGCGCGCTTCACGGTCATGTGATCCCGGACATAAGCCGCACTCAGATTGACCTGCTTCCGGATTTCCTTGTTCGACAGCGTTTTACCCTTGCTGGCTGTCGCATTCAGCGCCCGCGACATCACCTTCGGAGACTGTTCCTTCACGCCAAACAGCAGCGATTTGGCCGAGTTCAATGATGACCGATCTATATCAACCTGCATTCAGATACACGCTCACCGCATCGCCATCATCGGAAATGATCCCGTCAACGGTCCAGGTGCCTTTATTAAGTCCTGTGGTGACGACAATGACATCGCCTCTTTTAGGCTCACGCGATAATTCAGATAGCCGCAACTCGCCCTGGTGACGCCTGACCGGTACAGCCGTTGAGTAAATGGATGCCTCCGCCTGAATGCGATTGATTATGATGCTGATAGGCCGTGCTGGATTTCCAGAGCGATCATCATAGGTCGCCGCATCGCCAAATGTGCTCTGCAACGTATCGTTCAACAGATCAATGGCATCGTCGAATTGGCTCATTCAGGGATCGGGGCCATAGGCCCCGCCTCTATCAGTGGACTGTATTCGGGCCGACGTTAAGCTTGACCCAGACGGTTGTTGCGCCATTGCCTGCATCAGCCACAGCCACACAGCCACCCGTCAGATCGCCTGCTGCCGGAGTGGCAGAGTTCGCATCAAATTCTGATGCGGAATCGTCCCAGTTCACGCTCTCACCCTGATTAATGACGGAAGCACTAACCTTGGGAAGCTCCCAAACGCCATCGATCTGCACAGGGCCGGTCTCGCCAGCCGCAATATCGTTCAGCGCCACGCCGACCAGCTGCCCCATGACAACCACATCGCCGGATTTAACAGCAGCACTGGCCGTGTAATCGATCACCCGGCCCTCTTGAATGAACGTCTTAGCCATGATGTTTCTCCTGAAACTGAAAAGTCAGATGACACCGACGGGGCTGTATAGCCCCGACAGTGTTATGGAACTGGCCGGTTAGGTGTTTTTGACCAGGGTGCGGTAGTCGAGTGCTTTGGCACCGGCATCCAGGCGGACCTTGAACTCGGTACCGTCGACGTTCCAACCCATTTGCTGCTCGAGCGTAGGATTCGGATTGCCATCGAGGTATTGCACCTCGATACCGTCGTACATGTTCGGGTCGGCCAACTGGAACCAGGTAGTTTCCGATGCGGCGTCAAGACGCGCATCGGAGATAACTGTTGCGCCACCAGCAGCCGGGTTCGGAACCTTCTGCGTTTTCGAGGGATCGTACTGACTGGCCATCAGCACCTTGGCGGTATCTTCCAGCGCCACTGGAACCACCAGATTCGCGACGCGGATATTGAGTGTTCCATTACCGCCAGGATCTTTCTGCTTGGCCATTGCAGAGCGACCAGCACCAAACGATGCCGCGGTCAGGCCACCAGGATTCAGCAGGTTGTTGTGGTCAGCATGGAACAGTTCCACGCCATCGCTCATCAGCTGGCCGTTGATCAGGATATCGAATACCAGGTCACCCACGGTCCGACGTGCGGCGCGTCCGAAGTTCTGCGGGATCTTAGAGAAGGCATTGAGATCGTCGTTGATGATCGCCTGACGGGAAATATTGAACAGCGAGCCATAAGTCGCCAACTGAACAACTTCTCCGCGATCACCAAAGGTGACGTATTTGAACTCGCTGTTTTCAGGCACCTTGCGCAGGCTGGGCGCATTGTTGAGCCCGACTTTTTTCATCGACTTGAAGTCAGGCAGCGAGCCGACCGAGGTGAACTGCTCGAAGGTCTCAGGCGTCTCGCCATAGCCTTTCAGCATCGCCTTATTCGCGGTATCGGACAGGATATTACCGAAATCACCAGAGCTGTGAGTGAATGCTGCCGCGACGATGGCCATCTTGTCCATGCCGATCATGCTCACGCTGCGCATTTCCAGGCATTGACGCGCCATATCCAACAGCGTCGATCCGCGATAGGGATTACGACCAACATCCGCATCCTTCGCCACACCAGCCCGCAGCTGCAGGACTTCACCCATCGCCTGGATCTTGGCGATATTGTTCTCATCACCAACGATGATCGCGCCGCCAGCTGTCGGCGTTACACCTTCGCCGAGTTTATCCAGCAGACGCTGGCGTGCATTGTCGACCGTGCATTTGCTGTCCATCAGGCACTTGTTCAACAGCTCGCCGTGCTTTCCGGAAAAATCTCCGAAGGCAGCAACAATGCCATTGCGGCGTTCTTCTTCATCACGAATCGCCTGCTGCCGCGCTTCCTCAGCGGCCTGCTTGCGAGCGTTTTCCAGTTCATCAGCCGTGTGGCCGGTTGCCGGTTTCGTGGGATTGAGCATAGGAGTCTCCTTTAATGTGCTCCGGGGTGTGCCAGCAACCGCTGACAGAATTTCGGGGGTGTGTTCGAATTTCGAAAGATCGAAGCCCACCGCGTGGGCAGCCACAGCGATCGCGGGTCCGGTCTCGTCGGCAAAGCCAAGGGCAACGGCCTCGGTACCGGTCATCCAGGTCTCCGCATCCATCATGTCGCTGATCTGCTGTTCAGGCAGGCCGGTACGATTGACATAGGCCGAGATCAACGCGGACTTCGTCTTGTCCAACAGATCCGCATTTTTCCGAAGCTGAGCAGCATCGCCTTGCGCCATCATCAGCGGGTTGTGGATCATCATCATGGCGTTCTCAGGCATGATGATCAGGTCAGCGGCCATCGCGATTACCGAGGCCATCGACAACGCGATACCATCGATATAGGCCGTTACCTGGGCGGGATGGTTTTTCAGCAGGTTATAGATGGCCGTTCCGTCCCATACCGACCCGCCAGGCGAATTGATATGGAGGTTGATATCGTTGATACCGGTCAGAGCCTTGAGCTCAGCCGCAAAGTCGTTGGCATTGGTTCCCCAAAAGCCGATCTCTTCATAAATCCAGATTTCGGCAGCACCTGCCGCCGCCTTGATCTCGTACCATTTCTGGGGCATCTCGAATCCTCCGGGCATAAAAAAACCGCCTCGGGGGCGGTTGCTTTCGATGTTGGGTGACTATGGTCCAGTCGTTGGCGTGGACGGTGCTACTGGAGCTGCTGGCGATGGTGCAGTAGCAGCCAGATTTCGGTCTTTCAGCTCCTGATCCCAGTGCTGACATTGCTCGAGCACGTCCTCCGGCTTTTCTCCGCGAGAGCGGATAATCTTTTGCGGCGAGGTAAGGCGCAGCGCAATGTTCTTCTCATTGGCCTGTGCCTCTTTAAGCGGATCGATCCAGGGGATGCTCGGCGTGATATAGGCAACATCGAACAATGTATCGGGATCGAGATCTGCCGGCAGACTCACCAAACCGGCCACTCTAGCCAGAGTGATCATCCTCCGGATGACAGGCTCGACCGCCATGCCGATAAACTCATTGGTCAGCACAGCATAATTGGTCCATTGCTCGATCAATTCCTGCCGCTGAGCCGCATAGTTTCCATCGTAGTTTTTGGATACGCTGGAGTTGCTGACACCGAAACCGGCTGAAAAGCCCTTCACCATTGCATCACGGAATGGCTGCAGTAGCGTCGACGGCCGATTGCTCTGTATCGTGCCGACTTCCTCGCCGGGCTCCAGCGTGTCGAAGATCATGCCGGGCGCAAAGGAAAAGCTACGTTGACCGCTGCTGTCTTTCTGCTCATTCGGATTGATATCACCCCCATACATATCAGGGGCCCCTTTCTTGATGTAACCAACCATCGCAGCAGCGACCCGGGCAGCAATTCGCTCACTCTCCTCGTATTCCTTGAGGTCATTGAGGCGATTCATGACAGAGGCAAAATTCGTCACACCACGCGCCTGGCGCAGGCGATCCACCAGCTTGATGTGATCGATAATGTCGGCTGACACCATTACGACGTTCTGGCGCAGTTGGATCATGTCCCCCGGATGCTGGTAATAGAGGTGATACTGACGCGGTTGGCCCCAGGCATTACGCTCTACACCCTGAACGATGTTTTTGCCGCTATCGTTGATGTCGGCGATGTAGTCCGCCTCGAGCAGCTCCAGCGTGTACGGCACTTTGGTGCCATGCTGGAGATATTTCACATTCCCCATGAGCGACTTGCTCAGCACCTCGCCGTCACGCAACCAGGAGCGACAAAGCATCCGCTGTGCCTTCGACCAGTTGTATTCCCCTGTCGTCTCCGGCTTGCGACACCAGTCCTTGTAAAGCGACTGCAACTGCTTCGCGACATCCTTATGGATCTCGCCATTGAGGTTCTTCGGCTGGAACTCCACGCCGATACCGCCCGGGCCGACGATGTTATTGACCATGATGGTCAACGCGCCGCGGGAAATGTCGTGGTTCTGGTCAAGCCATCTGGCTTGTGCTCGCAGCGTTTGCGTGGCGCCGGCCGTCACGGAATCGCCGGACCGGTTGTCGCCGGGATTTTTGCGGATACGCGACGGGCGAGCAGCCTCATAGGCATTAAGGACCCGGCGCGCCTGCTCTCGATGCACGGCCCAACTTGGAGAAATCGGGCGGATAATGTATCGATCAAACCAGTTCATCATTCAAAACTCGCCAGTGAATAACCCCGACCCATGTTGCGCTCGGCCTGCACACGGCGCTCCCATACTTTCCGTTCTTTGATGACCTGGCCGAGATCAGCACGAGTCAGGTGCTTGCCGCCATGAATGACCGTCTGGCCTTGGAGGATCTTCTTTTCCGCATCCAAATAGAGATCAAGCATCTCAGTGGCGGTACTCATAGCCAGCCCTCATTATCGATTCCGAGGAAATTTGAAGCCCCCTGGCTCGGCGATTGGCGAGCGGGAGCTTGATGTTCTGGTTGCTTTGGTGCTGATGGCGGATTCGGAGCGAGCAAGTCGCCCTGCGCCAGCTTCGCCTCCATCTGGTCCCACCATTCAGGCGACTTAATGTGCAACTTCTGGATGCGCGCACCGTGCAGCGCATAGTTCTCACAGTCCAGCGCCTCGACCTTGGCCCCGGCTTTCTTCTGCCAGGTCAATTTCCCGCGCTTGGCCCGAGACGGCGCTTTGACTTCGCCTAGGATCTGATCGAAATAGTCAGATCGAACTGTCTTGTAACAGTGCATCCGACCAGGTCCGACGCCCTTGAGGCGCATACGGGCGTCGATCAGGTCCTTGCCCTTGTTAACGCCGACGATGTAGACCTCTAGGCCATAACGTGCGGCCTTTGTGTTCCTCTGGTTGAGGTCGACCTTGCGGGGAGCGGTGGCGATCTCGCGGTCACCAGTGCTGTCGCCCTTCACCGCCAGTAGTTTCACGCCTCGATTTCGGCGGGATCTGACGTAGTGATAGACGGCATCGTTCGTCGCGCCATCACCGGAGTCGATACCGGCCACACTGATATGCATAGGGAAACCACCGGCGTTGGGATAACTGCCGAAGATGATCTCGTCGAGCTCCAACCAGACCGGATCGTTCTTGTCAGCGCAGCCGGTTTCGGCATAGATCTCGCCCCAATAAACCAGCCAGCTCTCCTCATCCCGGCCCCAGGCCCGTATCACAATAGCCAGCCGGTCATGCTGGACGTCGACGCCGATGGTCAGGATCAGGCCACCAGCAGGGACGGTTTTCTCCTGGTAGTCCAGGGCGCGATCAAGCAGCTCGTCCTGTTTCGGCGCTCCTGACTGGTACGCATAGGCCAGACCCAGAGCCGAGTTCCAAAAAACGATGATGTCGCTTTCATCACCCTGTTCGCGGGAATGCTCAGCTTTTAGACAGCGCTCTACCAGGTGCTGCAGCTTGGAGCCTGGGAACGGCGAATAGAGCTCATTGATGTAGAATCCGGCGGTCCCATTGAATTCGCCTTCCGCAACCGGATAGAGGTTCCGGACATTGCGGATTTTCTGCTGATCGGTCCAGGGCACACCGCAGTGCGGGCAAACGTACCGGGCCGATTCCGGTACCGCGTGCCCGTATATCTCATGGCTGCGTTTCTCGTCTTCATCCCAGATGACATTTTCCCAGGCGAGGACATGGGCATCGCCGCATTCATGGCATGGCACCATGAAGACGCGCCGGTCGCTGGCTGCATACTCCTCATCGATCCGCGAGAGGCCTGCGATGGTCGGCGTACCGCCGAGAATCACCTTGCGCGATTCATAGGTTTTAGCCCGCTCCTCCAGCAGACCGACAGAGTCGCCTTGGCCTTTGACGTTGTCGGAGCAATCGTCCGGTTCCTCAACCGCCACCACCGGGGCCGAAAGCGACTTTACGTTGTCGGGCGCATTCGATGCGACCAACGCCAGGAAGCCGCCGATGAACTTTTTGTAGTCCATCCGGTTACCGGCGGAACGCGATGTCGACACATCGACCAGATCGCGTAGGACCGGCGTTGCCTCGATCATCGGGTTGAACTTCTGATCGAGATACCGGCGTATCGTCTTCTCTTTCGGGAACAGCAGAACGACCGGACAGGGGTCTAGGTGTATGCGGCGCCCCAGGTAGTTGTTCCAGACGCCCTCAGTCCACGCGACCTGCGCCGACTTTTTGCAGACGATCTTCTTGATCTTGGGATCGTCCAGGGCGTCGAGTATATAGGGCACCCACGGCGTCAGGTGCGTAGAGTATTTCCCTGGGTGGGCCGAACTCTCTTGCGCCAGATACCGGTATTCATCCGCCCAATCAGCCGACCGCATCCTCGGTGGAGGCTCGAATTTCTCCAATGCTCCCGCTATCACCCACGTCAGATTGGCGTCCAAGCGACGCCAAATGTCGGAGGATTGATCGATTATGCTCATTGATTACTTCGATATCGCAGTCGATCTCATATAGCGCGTCGAGTTCGGTTTTGAGCTTCGAACCCCCGTTTAACATCTCGGTGCGGATCGCAAGGACCACCTGCACCAACCTGTCCTGCACAGAAGCTGCCGGCACCAGCTCCTCGACGTCCTTGGCCAGCGCCAGCTCTTCCCGGTCACCCCGGATGCGGTCAAGGCGCTCCTTTGCG